CCACGAGATTGACAACATTTGCTGTTTCTCTAGGTGAGCCACCGCTTGCCGGAAGCTTTACATAATTTATCTCTGTCATCGTCTGCCAAGCGTCACCGCGTCAACATCAACGCCAAGCGCATATCTCCAAGTACCACTCGCGTTTACTCTAACCCTGTGGTAGCGCCCATGCGTTCTAACCGGACAACTGTTATCATCATTTATAGTTGACGCAGTTGTGAAGGTTGTTGTGTCTATTTGTCTACTTCTAGAGCCAACTTGTACGTTAAGCGTAGGAGCAACATCCCTTGCTGTAACGTATGGCGTCACACCTTTTATCAAAGATTGGCGCATAGGTGCAGCTTCAAACTCTGAGGTTTCCAAAACAGCATCTAATTGAGCACCAGTTAAGGTTTGCAGTTTCTTGTCCTTACTTGCGGAAAGTTGAAAAAAACCACCTGTGTAAAAGTTAGAGTCTAACGAGGTTGTTAAAGCGTCTAAACTTGAGTTTAAATTATCCAACCCCTCAACAGTCATTCCAGGTGTAAGTGAATTACCTAAAAATTCATGCTCTAGGTTAATTAAGGACCACTTTTGAACCGCATAATTGTAAACCAGTATTTTATTAGGCTCTCCGGTGCTTTCCCTATCAGCATATGACCACATGACAATCTGGTTTTCAGGATCAATAGTAGAGCTTAAACGATCTGCATATTTAAAATTTATGCTATCAAAGAAAAACTTGTCTACTTTCTCCGCACCAATAGGAATTGACTTAGAACCATCAAAAAAGAAAAAACCATCATCAGCTAAGTAAAAAACCTGAGTTGGACCTAATGAAGTCACAGAATTTGGATAATTACACCCATGCCCTGTCTCTACTTTTTCAAAAGTAAAGATCAAAGGCGAACCAACGTATTGCATACGAGCAATAGCTTTTTCTAATAAAACAACGCCAAATTCACCGCCAACCAATCCAGTAATATGCCCTGCATCTGCTATTTCCTGAAAGTCAGCTTGTGCCGTTCCTAATGTCCAAGAATTAGCATCATTTATCTGTGACCAACGCACCCTTGAGCGATATGTAGCTGAAGAGTATGTAACGTTTGCTGTAACAACAAAATCTCGAACAACTGCTAAATATTTTGCAGCCGGAGCACCAGAAATCGCAGAAAACGCTGAACTTGAACCAATTGTAAACTTTTGCAAAACATCGCTATCACTGCCACTTGCGATAACGTCATTACCAAAACGAACAAACTTCCATTGCTCATCGCCAGATACAGAATAAGCACCGCTTTTCACATCAGCTAACGCAAATGTGCCATTATTCATTTTATAAAGCTTGCCGGAGTCACCGACAAATATAAATATCGTATCGTTTGTGTCTTTAGTCGCGTAAATGCCTCTAATCCGGTTGTCAGCCGCTTGGCTAACTTCAGAAAGACCAAAGAAAGGTCTGTAACCTCTGGCAGCGGGGATAACATTTGTAGCAACCGTAGACCCAGGATTTTGAAAATCTGATTGATCAGGTAGCCACTCACCGAAAGGTATCATTGATTTAACCACCTATCTGTACCCGCTGTGCGAGTGTTAAATACGGCTGTAGCCGGAACTATATCGGTCCAAGCCTCGCCCATTTCTTCCGCAATCGCCACACCCTCTATGCTTAGATTAACTGACGCTGCACACGCGGCCTTGTAGTTTACACCAGTTGTTGTACTTCCTGTGATTGCGATTGTGTCAGCCGCCGCCAACGCAAATGTACCCAGAACATTTCCTGTAGCTGTTATAGCAATATTAGTAGTTGCCGCTATCTCTACAACTCGTGTAGACGCAACCGCCGTACCAGTAATTGCTATTGTTGCTGAAGCTGCAAAAGACTTAATTAATCCAAATTCAAAAGACGTAATATTAGCTGTGCCACCCATCCCTGAGTGGTTTGTGCAATAATAATATAACGTGCTTGGTGTACTCGCAGAAACAGTTATCTCAGTGTAAGCATTAGCCGTTCCTGGTGTGCCTGTTGTGGTAACTCCTGTGGAATACTCTGAACCACTAGCATGAGAGCCATTTGCAGTTGTAGAAAACCGTAGCGGGTGGCCTGAGTTACTACTATCAGACTGATCAAACCTATACGTGTTACCGACTACAAGCTCTAATGTAGGACTCGCTCCAGACAAACCCGCTATATAGTATTTATTACCTGAACCATAAGAGTTAGTCCCAGACGCAACGGTTACGCCATAAACAACAGTTGTTGCCGCATTTATCGTAATTAATGCAGTCGCAGATACCGCTGCCTTAAAGTTAGCACTAGCTGTGCCAGTAACAGCAATACTTTCAGCCGCCGCAACCTCGAATAAATTGATATTATCAAGATATTCTAACGTGCCATAAGCGTCTAAACTGTCTAGCGTACCCCAAGTGTCTAGCTGATCTAGAGTGGGGCCAATTATTTGAGCCATGTTAAGCCGCCGTTATGTCTAGATCACCAGTTGCAACCCTAACAATATCTCCTGTCGCTATAACTTTTGATGCACTAAAAGTACCATGAATCAGCATATTTCCGGAACTTGCCGCGTCAAACAAAGCCCAATGGCTAACCGTTCCCCAAGCACCAGTAGCCGCACTAAACTCAATAGTAGAGTCATTACTTGTTGTACCGCTTGCTGCACTTGCAAAACTAATTACTTTTCTCGTGTAGTTATTTCCTGTCAACTCTGTGCCTGAGTTATCATCACCAAATGATCCAGTTGATAAACCCAAATACACCGCTGAAGGTTTTGTATAAGCCGTTGTTCCTAAAACGTGATCTAATACCTTTAGCTCAAGGTAGTCTGACATTGCACTCATTTTTACGCTCCTAAATAATCAGATTTCATTGAAAGCGAACCCGCAAAGAACGCTTTATCATTATCCTTGTTAATCTCTTCTATTGCTCTTGAGAAAAGTGTGTCGTACTGCGCGGCCCTAGCCTCATCCATTAAGAAAATATGTGCAGCGGATAATGAACCATATAAATATACGTCTGAATGACGTGTTAAAACTGTGTTGGTAAGGTTAGCATCCGATAATGATAATACGTCCTCACCGTAAATAATCTCTATTGTATACGCACTATCTGGAATAGGACGCATGGCAATCTCAGCACCAATAATAGTATAAAGTTTGGGTCTACCACCGCCAGAGGAAGCATACTTTTCGTAATAATCCTTTGGTGTCGCATAGTCTAAAACTTCAACTGTGCTTGTGTTGTTCTTAACGAGCCTAATACGCCGTAAATCAGTTGGTAGTGATATAAACTCATCACCGGAAGTTGTTACGGCTGTCGCACGTTTTTCCTGTGACCGCGTTTCTAGCTCCCTACTCATTCTTGACTCAGCAAGAGAAATAAATTCAGGAATACGATCAGTTAAATCGGAACGAGCCAAAAAATTAGCAATAGCTGTTTTAAGCTCTGTATACGTTGTAATCGCCATTAGATAAGCCTACCGCCTGTTGCCTTGAAACCTTTGTTTTCTTCAAGCCACTGCATCCAAGCTTTCGGGTTATCCTTTGGTTGCCCAAACCTGTCCACCAAATGATGATAAAGTATGGCAGGGATTTCACCGACTTTGTGATTATGCTTTTGAGTATTCCCAATCATATCACCGTAGCGATAATCATTTGCACTCTCTTTCGCTAAATCCTTCACCGGATCAACGTTCACAGTTGTTGTAACTCTGTGACCATCAGCGCCACTTTCAAAGACTGTGCGCTTGCCAGTTATCGGATCTGCATTTAGTAGCTTTTTCATTAAAACCTCAAATAAAAAAAAGGGGCGAACTAGCCGCCCCCAAGTTGTGAATGGAGAAAAAATTAACTTCCACTTAAACCAATAACCGCCGAATGTGCTTTCGGCGCTTTGACGATTAAAGTATACTCGCTTACTAAAGCGAATTTTGTGGCGTCACCTGTCGAGGCAACATCACTTACGCTAAACATACGACCTGGGAGTGAGCCTATGCAAACGTAATCAGTATCAATCAGAAAAACTTCTGAATTGTTAGCCTGACGATCAATCGTTACAGCTAGCTCACCAAAATCACTTAGGTATAGGCTGCAAAATTTTCGCCTTAGTTCGCTAATCTAAGACCGCCTTTCGGCTGCTTTACTTCACAGTAAAGATAAGACCATATCATCATCCACTTGGGATGCTCTGCGCTTCGGATCGCTTGATCCTACTTCCTTTCGGAATGGCCGTTGAACCTTCCCCTTGCAGGGCTTGGCTGCTGATTGTCTCATAGAGATATCCCAGCAATTCACAGAGTTTTTCGAGATAGGTTTCCCTATCAAGCCGCCAGTTTAACGGAGCCTACAATAGCAATATCGCGTGGTGCAGTGTAGTTTAACTGCGCTGAAGCAACTGAGCCTGACGATAGATCAGAAAAGTTCTGCTTGTTAGTCGGTGACATAAGCAACATATTCGGGCTTCCACCGTCAGTGTATGCAGCCAACATCGCAGCATCTATCTGAGCCAACGTTAAAGCTCGGGCAGTCCCCGTCAAATCGGCGACATCACTCCCGTCACCAGTAGCAAACGCCATATCACTAGGCTTATCACCGTTTGTAATCCAGTTAATAAGCTTCGCGCATTTACGCGGATCTGAGCCTGAACGAGCTTCATTGGCGAATAAGGATTTCTCTATATCGCGCCGTTGCTCAATTCCTTTGAGCACCTTAACGTATGCAGTTTCCTTATCACGCCCTGCTTTGTCCACGACATCGAGAGTATTTGAGACACTCGCAGCTTGGACCGCAATTTGGTGATGGTTGCCAAGTCGTGTTGTTACAGCGGGATTGACGTATGAATAATCAGCACCTTCGTTGGCGTGGTTATTCGCTGCCGCCGCTGCAAGTTCTTGGACTTGCCATTCGTGAAAGATACCTTTTGTGGTTTCTTTCTGTGAGTTTGAAACTACTGGAGTTTCATCGGGATCGCATTCCCTCTCACCTTTCGATGAGGATTGGACTATATCATAACTATAACGCAAATGTAGCTATAGTTCTGGGCGCTCTAGCCTGTTATTAAGAGGTCTAACCTCTCAGGTAGTCTCTGAACCTTCTACCGCTGTGTAGGTAGCTTGGATGCTGATTGCCATATCATTTTTGACTTAGGGTTCCAGCAGTTCACCCAGTTTATACCGCACCGATCTTAGTTAATGCGGTAGATCACATCGCTGAGATCTTCCCTTTCTCCTATTGCTGTTGAGCTTGTATATGTAGCCATTATTGGCCTCCTTTAGATTAACGAGTTAAAAGATATTGAACAGCCGAATCTCGACTATTCGTTTTCTTCAGGTTTTCAAAAGCCTTACGCTTCCGATCACTTGCAGAGTCAGCCTTAGATTTTGGTTGACCACTCTTAACCATCTTAGGTGCGGCCTTGACTTTCTTCTTTGCAATGGGCTTGCCCGACTGCAAATTGTCAAAAAGGTACGCTTTACGCATTAACTCAATGTAGCGACTATCAACTGTGCTTGCTAGCTCTTGATCTGTCCAACCACGCTCTTTTGCGTAGCTCACCAAAGCAGATTTTTCCTTGGCTTCCACCTCAGAATCTTTCCACTCCGGTATCATTTCAAGTAATTTAACTTGCTCGCGTTGAAGGTTCTCTTGCTGTAAACGCAACTGTTCCGATTGAACGGCTTGCATTTTGGCTTGATTGTCGCGCTCAGTATCGCGCTGCCTGACGTATTCAAGTGGATCACTCTCATACAGACTATCCCAATACGCCTGATCTTTTGGTTGATTAGACGTTTGCAATTGTTTCTGCATAAGACCTAAAGCCTGTTCATACTGTGTACGAACTTGCTCAGTTTGTGCTTTTTCAGTGTCTAAAGCTTTACGCTCTTCAGACGCTTTCATAAGCCTTTTTTGAGCAGTTTGCTCAAGCTGATAGTTTTTGATCAACTCATCTTGAGTTACATCATATTCATCACCATCAACCTTCACGCGATAAGTGTCTACGAGCTCCTCGTAGTCCTCATCACTTTCCTCAGTTTCTACCTGTTCTGCTTCAGCTTGGCTTTCTTCAGCGGCATCAGCTTCTACGGTTTCCTCTTCGGTTGCCTCTACTTCAGTTTCGGCACTAGGCTCTTGAACTTCCTCGCTTGCCTCTTCAGGGGCTTGGGTGTCCAAAAGTAAACTTACAGCATCATGCTGCGAAAGACTGGATTC